CTTCTTGTCGCGCGTCGCCTCGGTGTACGCGGTGTCGAGCGACATGATGATCCAGTCGAACGCGGGCAGCGGTTTCTTTGACGGCCAGAGCTTGAGCCAGCTCCGCTTGATGACGCCGCTCTCTTCGGGGTCAATCAGCTCGCCATACAGTTCCTGCCGACCAATGGTCGTGCCTTCGTATTGCTCAAGCTGCTCGAAGAAGCGATCGGGCAGGTTGTCCTTGTTGTCGAACGTTGAGCCGCTGATCACGACGCGGCCAGCCTTCGGCACGATGAGCTTGCGGACCAGCTCGACGGGGCGCGGCGTTGTCGTCCACACCACCTTCGGCGCGCGGCCCAGACGCAGGCCCATCATGGCCATGTCCCATGTCTCTTCGGCGTTCTGCCACGCGGCCAGCTCGTCACACCAGATGAACTCGTGCTGCGGGCCGCGCAGACGCGCAGGCTTCTCGGACGTGAAGCCGCGTATCGTCGTGCCGCTCTTCAGTTCGAGCACAAGGTCCGAGCTGTTGTAGCGCTTGATCAGCCCCTCGGGTATGACGTTGAGCAGGCCGCTCTCACCCTCGAAGCACGTGTGCTTGACGTCGGCGTAGGTCGGCGCGATCACGGCGCAGTATGTGTTGCGCGTGCCGAAGGCTTTAGCTCCGAGCCACTCGGCACCGATGCGTGTCTTGCCGAAGCCGCGACCGGCCATGAAGCCGTACTCGCTGAAGTCGGGCTGCGGTATCTGGTTCGGCCGCGCCGTCTGCGACCAGCGCGCCTGCCAGTCGATGTACACCTTCTTCTCCGGAGGGAGCTTCCGGACGAGGGACAGGTCGATGGTCAGATCGTCAAGCATTGCGGTAGAGCGTCAGTGTCTTACGCAGTTCGGCGTTGGCTGCGCGGATCTTGTCGTAACGCTCATTGGCTTGATGCAGCGCATAGTTGAGCGCGTACTTCTCCGTCGCGTGATGCTGCGCGGCCGCCTCAAGCTCGCGGATGCGACGCCACGGGTTGACGAGTAGGGCGAGCTTCATTCGGCGTCGCGCTTCGTTGCCAGCAGGCGCTCGCTGAGACGCAGCATCAGCTCGTCGGTGTCGATGTCTGGAACGTCCTTGCCGTCCTTCTTCGAGCTTTCGTTGTCCTTCGCGCCATACTTCGACGGCTGCCAGAAGCCGAGCAGCTTCAGGCGATACTCTGCGCGGTTGCGCGCCCATGCTATGGAGCCGCTGTCGATTTTGCCTTCGAAGCGCTCAGGCTCTGCGTCGACAATCTCAAGCACGTGGTCGGCCACGGCGTCTCCGCCAGCGGCTCTGGCTTCTGCGTGTGCGAGCGACAATGCTTTGTCGTCTCGGACCCACTGCTGCCACGACACTGTGCTGAACTTCAAGTCGCGGCTGATCGACGTCAACGTCTCACCGAGCGACAGGCGCTCAAGCACCTCCGCCACCAACTTATCGGTCTTCTTCGCCGGGTACGGCATCGTCTGCATGCTCCGTTCGTTTACACAGTGCTACCAGTCACGACGCCCAAATAACACCGGCCAGTGCGTAGCGCAAGTGGCTACAGCAAACTATACCCTTCAAGCAGCCGCTCGACTGCCCTAAGTAACTCAGGGCGGCGCTGCATGATCGCGAACGCGTCCTGCTGCTGTGCAAAGCGCGTCCCGTTCCAGCCGAGCCAATAGTTGGCCTTGAACGGAACCCGGCCATCCGCTGCGAGCTTCACTGTCAGCCATTCGTTGTTCGGGTTGTCCTTCACGAACATGAGCCACCGCACGTCACCCTCAATCACGGCGACTTGCACCCAACCCTCTGTTCGAGGTCTCTTTCCTTTGTACATTTTGTCAGTCATTTCTATTCCCCTAGTGATTTAGGAATACCAACGTTCAATGCGGATCGCAATATACGATATGCACCACGCCATTAGCAGATGGTGCGAGTGATGGTACGGAGTGGTGTTCGACTTTTTACTGACCCATCTCGATCTGCACCACCCACGAAAATTTTTGGGTGTCCCATTGCCCCACACCACGGGTAGGTTCTACCTATACCCCGTGGGTTGGGGTCAGATGGTACAGGATACACCGCGCACCATTAGACGCCACGGGACTTCGTGGGACATGGTGTAAACGCTTTGATTGCAGGGCAAATCACGTGGTGCAGACACCGCCAAAAATTTATTTGTAATTTTTTACGTGCAGGGGTTGACCATACCCTCAAACATCGTCTAAGGCTGGTGACACCAACAACGAACTAAGGGATTACCGACATGACCATTGCAGACCTCTACAAGCAAGCCGCCAAGATCAAGAGCCGCGCTAATCGTTGGGCCGTTGAAGGCCTGATCAGTTCGGGTGAGACTAACGCTTCCGATACGTTCGCCGAGCAAGGCCGCGCTGGCCATGATTACTTCGGCGCAGAGTGGAACGCACTGGCACTGGCCAGCATTGGTGATCTGTTGGCTTGCGGCGAAGGCAACAAGGTTGTCGCCGATTGGTTCCGCAATCGCGGCGTACGTTTTTAATATCAGCAACACAGGAGCATATCATGCAAATAGATCTCCAACAAAGAGACGCCGACACCCACAAGTGGGAGCTAGTCGCCACCTTCCGTTACGCGCACATGGCTGTCGAGGCGGCCATCGCCTTCAGCAAGATGGACAAGGGCACCTACCGCACCCTCGACCACCGCTGGGTGGACGACGGCATCGAGGTCACCACCATTATCAACGGAAAGGTAGCAGCATGATCCGCATACCAACTGACGACCGCATCTTAGCCATACCGCTTGCCCGCTGCGGCGAGTTCGAGCTGTCACCGCCGGAGATGATGCGCACCCGCCGCCTCATCTACTCGCTCAACAAGAGCCACGTCCACGGATGGCGCTGGCGCACCATGCGGGAGAACAACATGCTGCTCGTGTGGCGCATCAAATAAATGCAATAAGGGGGTTGCAATACCCTCTAATGTGTTTATGGATAATCGGACCAACAACGAACTAAGGGATTACCGACATGATCAGACCAACACTCAACCCCAACGGCTCCAGCGCCGCCGAACTCATCGATCCGCGCCGCGAGGCGATGGACCACCTGATGGACGCCATTGAGGCGCTCAAGCAGGTCACGCCGAACGGACGCGACTACATGTGCGAGCGTGAGCGCCTCATCGCCGACCGCATCACCCACTTCGGTCGACTGGCTGCGCTGCGCGTGCTGCGCGAGGAGCTGCTCGACGAGGCTCTCTCCATCCAGTACACCCAGCAACAGGAAAGGGTGGGAGCATGACCAAGACGCACTGCGTACACGGCCACGAGTACACGCCGGAGAACACCGCCGTTAACAACCGAGGGCAGATATTCTGCCGCATATGCTCACGCATTAAAGCACAACGGTACAAGGCTCAGAACCCTGATGTCGTGAAGGCCCACAGAAAGAAGTACGGGCCGATATGGCATGAGAAGAACAGGCCCAAGATGCGCGCGAAGTCGCGCGTCGCTGGCAGCACGTCTGCCGTGCACTATAACGACGGCGTGGAGGCCGAGCGCGCCGCGATCGTGGCGTGGCTGCGGTCGCAAGGCGGTCACCACGACGACATCTATGCGGAAGCCGCCGATGACATTGAAGCTGGCGCGCACCGCAAAGATTACCAAGTCCAACAAGGAGAAAACTAATGCCCAGACCTATGATCTACCCAATGGGCACGCTTGAGATCGGCGAAGTGGCAACCATGCCAGCCGACAAGAAGGGCGCAGCCAAGCGCACGTCGCGCAACGTCAGCCAGTACGGCATCCGCAACGGCAAGGCATTCAAGTGCCGCACTGTGGACGGCGTCACATTCATCACGAGATTGAGGTAAACGACATGACATACGGAACAGACCCGCACAAACTGCACCGGGCAGGAGATCCCGACACAAGCGCGGAGGCCGCGCACAGCGTGGACACCACATACTTAGAGCGTATAGTTCACAAGGCCATCGCGGCTTCAGGAGCCGGAGGCTGCATAGCCGCCGACTTGTTGGCTAAGTTCGCCCACCTCCCCTATTCCAGCGTGACCGCCCGCTTTTCCGCACTGGAGCGCAAGGGCTTCATCACGTGCGGCCCAGACAAACGCATCGGCCCATCTGGCCGCAGCCAACGCGTGATGCGTGCGGGTGAACACAAGGTGGTACCGACATGAGCGACACACCTTTATTCTTTGTGGTCCTTGGGCTGGCGGCCCTCACCGCCTACCTCTTCGCAACGCGACCTCCGCTCACCGCCGAGGATCGCAAAGAGATGGAGGAAGACTGGTGGGATTGATACGCCGCGCTATCGACCGGCTTCTGGCCTACATGTTCAAAAACAATAAGGATTGGGATCAGTGACACCGAGACAGAAGATACACACCGCCATCAACAATATCGCACAGCGCTACGGCTACACCGTTGAGGACATCCTCGGCCCGTCCCGGCTCAAGCGTCTGGTGGCTGTGCGCCGCCTGTGCATCATAATGTTGAGGGAGAAAGGCTACTCAACCACCGAGATCGGCAGGCTGATGAACCGCTGCCACACGACCATCGTCCACGCGTTAAATAAACCTGTTGACACCTGCAACCAACTGCTTGTAAGGCCGTTGGACCAACAACAAGAGGACGACAAAATGATTAACTGGACCAAAGACGAGCGCATCGCAGCCCTGCTCCCGCAGGTCATCGAACACGCAAACGAGCACGACGAGTTCTCGCTCGATCACGAGGCGCAGATGGAGGCAATCCGCGACGAGTATATGGCCGACCGCCTGAACGACTATCGCGGCGAGACCGCCGACGGCTTCGAAGAGTGGCACGGCCAGCCTACAGTCGAAGAGTTCGTGGTGGCGCTGTTCGATGCGTAAGAAGCGCAAGATCTCGCCGACCATCAAGAAGGTCAAGACGCCATCCACCGGCCCAGACACATCGCCGATTGGCGTTGAGCCGAAGATGCGCCACATCATCGCCGACGCCTTCTTCGGGTCTAAGAACCTGTGCGCCGCGATATTAGCCACAGGCAGGACGCACGGCCCCATGACGCCTGCACAGCAGACAGCCGCCATCGAGTACGCCCACAGCATCAAGTTCGTGAACACCGTTGCGCTGCCTGTCCGCAGCGAGCCACCGCGCACGTTGCGCTTAGTAGAATGGAACCTATCGAAATGACTTTCCGCTACGGATCAGTTTGCAGTGGCATCGAGGCTGCAACCGCCGCATGGCATCATATGGGCTGGGAGGCTGCATTCTTTTCGGAGATTGAAAAGTTTCCCTGCGCAGTTCTTCAACACCACTATCCCGACGTGCCGCTGCACGGCGACTTCACGACCATTAGGAAAAATGAATATGGAAAAATCGACCTCCTCGTCGGGGGAACACCCTGCCAGTCATTCAGTGTCGCAGGATTGCGAGGCGGTCTGGACGACGACCGTGGTAACCTCGCCCTTGAGTTTTGCCGACTTGCTCAAAGAGAGCAACCTCGCTGGATTGTCTGGGAAAATGTCCCCGGTGTCCTGTCATCGAACGGAGGACGGGACTTTGGTTCCATCCTCGGGGCGCTGGAAGACCTCGGGTATGGCCTCGCCTACCGAGTGCTTGACGCTCAGTACTTCGGAGTGGCCCAAAGACGCCGTCGTGTGTTCGTTGTCGGATACCTTGGAGACTGGCGTCCTGCCGCAGCGGTTCTCTTTGAGCGCCACAGCATGTCAGGGCATCCTGCGCCGAGCCGAGAAAAGAGGCAAGAAGCTGCCGGAACGGTTGCAGCAGGCACTGGAGGCAGTGGCGGCAACGGAGGGGCACGACCTGATTTAGCAGGGCCGCTGACTGCGGGGATGCACAAGGGGCCACGCGGCACGGAGGCTGTCGAGAGCGGCCACGTCGTCACCAGCACCTTCAACGAGGACGGCACTGCACGGACGCTGACGGCGCGCTATGACAGCAGCCCGTGCATTGACCGCGGACCTGATGTTGTCGGCACACTACGCGCCCACCACCCCGGCACTGCTGGCACTCAAAGCGACACCGACCATATCGTGGCGTTCAGCAGCAATATGTCCACCCCGGACTGCCAGACAGACGGAAGCACACCGACATTGAAGCTGGGAGGTCATGGCGGCGGTAATCCACCCGCAGTGGCGATTGACGCGGCACACGCGTTTAAAGTCAGAGGCGGATGCGAGGGTGGCGGCAAGGGCTACTTGGGTTCCGACGAAGTGGCCTTCACCATAAGCACCCATCAGGACCAGCATATATTCTCCGAAGGGGCCGCTTACCCCATAAACACGCAGCTCGGTCTGCGCGGCCCCGACGTATCGAACACCAGCCGTGACGGGTTGGGCCTCGGTGGCGAGCACGACCCAGCGTACACGCTGCAAGCGGGCCACAGCCATGCAGTGGCGTATGAACCCGCGATTGGCTGGTCAGAGGAACTGACTGCCAGCGTGGACCTAGCAGGCACAATACAAAGGGGCGGAAGTGGCGGTCGCCATGACGGGGTTATGGTCCCTACACAAACCTTCCAACCAACGGCAGACTGCCTGACCGCAGCCTACGGCACGAAGTGGAACGGCAACGCCAGTGCAACGAACGGCAGCCTGTTTGCGCAGCAACAGTCAACTGTCCGCCGTCTGACGCCCGTTGAGTGTGAGCGGCTGCAAGGCTTCCCCGACAACTTCACCGCCATACCGTGGCGCAAGAAGGGCGCAGAAGATTGCCCAGACGGCCCACGCTACAAGGCATTAGGAAACAGCATGGCCGTGCCGGTCATGCGCTGGATCGGCGAGCGCATCCGCGTCGTTGACGACTACATCTCAATCATTTGAAGGGAGCACCCATGAGCAAGAAGATAACAGCCGCAGTCGAGGCCGAAAAAGCCGCCGTCATTGACATGCTGACAACGATGCAGATTGGCATAGACGTCGCCGCACGCACCGCCGGACCTGCGGACATCGGCACGCTGCGCTTCGCCAGCGGCTTCGTGGGCGGCATCATCGAGAGCCTTGAGGACAATCTGCATCGCGGAGCGGCCCCGCAGCCGAAGTCATCAATTATTTTGCCGTAGGGGGTTGTATCCGCAATCAACTTGTGTATTGCATACGGACCAACAACGAAGGGATACAAATCATGCTACACACACTTGTAAACATCGCGTTTTCTGCGGTGCTCATATTCGCCATTTGGACCATTTACCACACACTGAAGGGATACTGACATGATGGACATTATCAATCCGTGGCGTGCATTGCGCCGCGCAAAGGTCATAATGAAGCGCCAAGCGGATCTTGTGACCGACCTTTACGAAGAGCTTGACGCTGCCCACGCGCTAATCGCGCAAGGCCACTTCCGAAACCCGAAGACTGGCCGCATCGGCCCCAAGGGAAAGACATATCAATGACCAACACAGTTGACGAAATTCTCTCCGACGCACGCAAGGCACTCGTCAAGCGCGACAAGCTGGCCGAGCAACTGCGGCAGGTCGATATGGAACTAAGCGGCCTCACGCAGCGCTACCGCGTTGAGGCCAAGGTCTGGATTACGTCGCCGCTCATGCTGCGACACGCCGTTGAGGCGCGCATCGGTAAGAAGCTCGCCGCATAATGGAGATTGAAATGACAGGCATTCAGAAAGCCATCGACATGGCGGGCGGCGCGAACCCGCTCGCCCACAAGCTCGGTGTCACGCATCAGGCGGTTTACGTCTGGCTGCGTAAGGGTTGGGTGCCAGCCCAACGCGCACTGGAGATAGAGAAGATGTTTGACATCCCACGCGCAGAGTTGTTTAAACCAGAGCTTGCCGCTCTCTTTGCAGCCAACTAAACCCATGAGCGAGGAGGGACCGCCTGTGGGCAATGTGCAACCAATTACACCACACAATACGACCGTGATGGCACCTGCCGAGCTGCGGGAGCTACAGGGCTGGCTGATTTGGCGGTTCGAGCAAGACCCAGACAATCCCAACGGCAAGCCGCTTAAAGTGCCCTACTATGCCGACGGCGGCAAGCGCTACGGCAAGCAGGGTGGTATAGATGACCGTGGACGCATGACGACCTTCGCCGCTGCGCGTGACGCGGCTGCGCGGCGTGGCTTCACCGGCGTGGGTCTGGCGCTCATGCCAGAGTTCGGCATCACTGCGCTTGACTTCGACAACTGCGTCGATGCGCAGGGCAAGCTGCCGCCAGAGATTGAGCAGATTGCCAGCCAGACCTACGCCGAGTACTCGCCCAGCGGCATGGGTATCCGTGCCTTCGTGCGTGGCTCCTACGGCAATCGTAAGTCGCCGAGCGAGGGCAACCCCTACGGCTTAGAAACCTTCACCAGCAATGGCTTCGTGACTTTCACCGGCAACGCCATGCCGTACACCGACCTGCTCGGCCTTGAGGACACTATCGCAGATCTGGATGCGCTGGTCGCGCCGCTATGCGCGGCCCGCTTTGCCGCAACGCAGGAGCGCGAGGTTGACCCTGACGACTTCATGGTCGGGCGTGAGCCGAAGATTGGCCTGTCCGTGGCGCAAATGGAAGAGCTGCTTGCTGTGCTCGACGCGGACATGCCGCGCGAAGACTGGATCAGGGTCGGCATGGCGCTACATCACGAGTGCGACGGCGACGACACCGGCTTCGAGATCTGGAATGACTGGTCTTCGGAAGGGTCGAAGTATCCGAGCGAAGAAGGTTTACGGACGCAGTGGGAGAGCTTCGAACGCCGCAAGGGTTCGGGCCACCGTCAGGTGACCATGGCGACCGTTCTCAAGATGGCAAAGGAGGCTGGCGCACCATCCACCCCGCGCCCCACCTTGGCGGCAACTGTTGACGACTTGCGCACAGCAATGAGCGCGGTTGCCGCCACGCCTGCCTTGGGCATGTTCACGCCCGAAGACTATACTGGCCGCTTCCCGATTACATCGCTGGCCGTCAGCATCATGATGGAGCCGGGCGGCTGGCTCGTTAAGAACGTGCTGCCCGACGCGGGCCTGATTGTGCTGTTCGGCGCGTCAGGCTCAGGCAAGACCTTTGTCGCAATCGACTTAGCCTACGCCATCGCGATGGGTGTCCAGTGGCGGGGCAACCGCGTAAAGAAGGGCCGCGTGCTAATCATCGCCGCCGAGGGCGGCAAGGGCATGAGCAAGCGTCTCAAAGCCTATTTGAAGTATCACAAGATTGACCCGAACGACGCCGACATCGGTCTGCTGACCGTGCCGCCGAACTTCCTGCTGTCCGAGGACGTGACCGAGTTGGCTGCGGCTGTCGCCGCATCGGGCGGCGCGGACGTCATCATCGTGGATACCTTTGCGCAGGTGACGCCCGGCGCGAACGAGAACAGCTCCGAGGATGTCGGTCTGGCGCTGGGCAACGCCCGCGCGCTGGAGATGGCCACAGGCGCAACGATCTTGGCGGTGGACCACAGCGGCAAGGACGCGTCGAAGGGCGTGCGCGGTTGGTCGGGTAAGTTCGCAGCGGCGGACGCCGTGCTTGAGGTATTGAAGCACGAGAACGGCACCCGCGAGCTTCGCATTGCGAAGATGAAGGACGGCGATGACGGCCTGAAGTGGGGCTTCCGCTTGGAGACTATTGTCGTGGGTATGGACGCCGACGGCGATCCTGTCACGAGCTGCGTTGCCGTTGAGGCCGACGTGCCTGTCGCAGTGCCGCAAGAAATCGGCCCCAAGGCCCAGCGCTTTGGTCCGAAGGAGCGTCACGTGCTTGAAATCATCGAAAGCGAGTATGAGGGCGTTGAGCGTGCGCCACTGTCCGAGCTGTTCGACAAGTGCTTGGCCGCCATGACAAAGCCAGAGCCGCCGAAGCGCGACCTGCGCCGCCGCGATTTGGACCGTGCGATACAGTCGCTGGCCAAGCGCAAAGACCCGCCGATAGAAATAAAGAACGGACATGTAATTTTTTGCATTTAGGGGTTGACCCCTGCAACCAGCTAGTTTAGAGACCGTGTCACCAACAACACGAAAGGGAAAATACAAATGGCTACTCAATTTAACACTATCGACCTCGCCGGTTCGGTCGTTGACCGTCTGGGCGACATCAAGGCTCAGATTGCCGAACTGAAGGCGATCGAGGCCAACCTCATTGGCATCCTTGTCAATGGCGGCGAGGGTGCTGTCGAAGGCAACACATTCCGCGCCACCGTGTCCACTGTCGCCGAGCGTTCGTCGCTCGACGCCAAGGCAGCCGAAGCCAAGCTCCGCGAGCTGGGCGTCGACGGTCGGTGGTTCAGCAAGAACCAGAAAGTAGCCAAGGGCTACACGACCGTAAAGGTCGTAGCGAGGAAGGCATAATCATGACCGAACTTCGCGCCAACTACTACAACGCAAGGGGCCGCAAGGAACTGGACATCCACCACATCGGTGGCGACGGTCGGCCCTTTAAGGTTGAGACAATCGCCGTCGCGGATAAACGCGACGCCCGCCGCATTGCCGCCGAGCGCGGCGCTATTGAATGGAACTTTTGATATGACAGACCGTAACACATACCGCATGTGCGAGGACAGCAAACTTCTTGAAGACGCGAAGTACAACCCCAGCGCAGAGCTGGCCATCGTGCTGGCCGAGCGCTTGCGTGGGGTGCAGGCCGAATTTGACGAACAGCTCGAAGAGGCGAAGGAGGCTGCCGAAGATGCGCGGCTCGACATGAACCAACTCGACGACAAGATTTATCTGCTGGAGCAGGAGATTGAGAACCTCGAACTGATGCTGGGCGAGCGCGACCGTATTATTGACGAACTGAAAAAAGGAAACTGACAGATGATTAAGATTGAAGTAACAGGCAACAGCATCCCCGAAGTCGCCGACAAGCTGTTGGCCATCGGGCACAGCCTGTATAGCCAGACTGTCGTGCCCATCGCCAATGGGGGCACAAGTGCCCAAACACTGGAAGAAGTCATGGAGGTCGCCGAAGCCGCACCCGTGGACCCTACTCCGGTTGCCGAGCCTGCGGCAACACCGGCGTCATCTTCAAAACAGGCGGAAGCGTCTACGGACACCTCTGCCCCTGCGGCATTGGCCTCTGAGGACGAAGAGCTGGAGGTAGTCGACCTGCCGATTGCCCCGCCTGCCGACGAGATCGACCTCCGTGCGCTGGTCCTCAAGGTCGTTGAGACACGCGGCAAGCCGTTCATGGAAGGCATCCTGACCAGTTTCGGTGTGGTAAAGGCGTCGCACGTTGAGCCAGCGCGGCTGCACGAACTGGTCGCCCGCTGCCAAGAGGCGTTGGGCAAGTGAGCGTCCACGCCAAACTAAGCCCGTCCGGCGCGCACCGCTGGATGGCCTGCCCCGGCAGTGTCGCGCTTGAGGCCGAGTACCCCGACAGCAGCAGCAAGTTTGCTGCCGAGGGGACTGTGGCGCATGAGCTTGCGTCAGAGTGCCTCATAAGCAACGCAGACCCTGCGCTCATGATCGACAAGCCTGCGTCCGTTGACGGGTTCGACTTCATCATCGACCAGACTATGATCGACCACGTCAAGGACTACATGAAGCTCGTCCGCGAGTACGCCGAGGGTGGCGAACTTATGGTCGAGAAGCGCGTTGCCATCGGTCACCTGACGGGCGAGGACGGCGCGGGCGGCACATCTGACGTTGTCATCATCAAGGGCAGTGAGATCATCATCATTGACTTGAAGTACGGCACGGGCGTCCGTGTTGACGCGGGCGACAACCCGCAGCTCATGCTGTACGCCCTCGGCGCGCTGAACGAGTACGACCTCATAGGCGACTTCGACACCGTCACGATGGTCATCCACCAGCCGCGTCTGAACCACGTCAGCGAACATTGCATACCCGTCGAGCAACTGCTCGCCTTCGGGGACGACGTTCGCAGCGCGGCGGACAAGGTGCAGTCACCTGACGCGGATCTTGTGCCCGGCGAGAAGCAGTGCAAGTTCTGCAAGGCGAAGGCTACATGCCCAGCCCTGCGCGCCGAGATGGCCGAAGTGGTCGGCGGCGCGGCGGACATCAGCGACTTCGCCGATCTGGTGCCGCAGGAGATTACGTCGGAGACCAGCGACAATTACCTGCCTGTCGCCCTGTCGAAAGTTGAATTGGTCGAGCAGTGGTGTAAGGCTGTTCGTGCCGAGGCCGAGCGTCGCCTGCTTGCGGGTCAGCCCGTCACCGGCTACAAACTGGTCGCAGGGCGCGCTGGCAACCGCACGTGGAAAGACCCAGAGGCCGTTGAGGAGATGATGAAGAAGACCTTCCGCCTGCGCGACGATCAGGTCTATGACTTCAAGCTGATCAGCCCCACCACGGCTGAGAGGACATTCAAAGGACAACCCAAGCGCTGGGCGAGCCTGCAAGAGCAGATCGTTCGGAGCGAGGGCAAGCCATCAGTGGCACCCGCCACCGATAAGCGGCCAGAGATGGTCGTAAAACCTGTCATGGACGACTTCCGTGACTTAACTGCAAACTGAGGAAATGAAAAATGCAAGTAATGCTTAAAAATATCCGTATCGCCTTCCCAGCTCTGGGTGCGCCGCAATCCTTCGGCGAGGGCGAGCCAGCCTACGGTGCAAAGCTAATCGTCGACCCGAAGGGCGAGCACGTGAAGCAAATCAAGGACGCCATCTTGGAGGCAGCCAAGGACAAGTGGAAGGACGAGGCGCAGGACGTAATCGACGCCCTGACCGACGACAAGAAGATCTGCTACGTTGAGGCGGAGTACCGCAACAAGAAGACGCGGCAGCCATATGCGGGCTTTGAGGGCAAGTTCTACCTCTCTGCACGCAACGCCGGTACGCAACCGACTGTGGTCGATCGCCTCGGCAACGAAGTCACCAGCAAGGCAGAGATTGAGCGTCTGATCTATTCAGGCTGCTACGTCCACGCGTCGGTTGACATCTGGCCGCAGGACAACAAGTGGGGTCAGCGCATTAACTGCACCCTGCGTGGCGTCATGTTCGCCAATGACGGCGAGAACTTCGGTGGCGGCTCCACGGCATCGGCCAGCGAGTTCGCTGACTTTGCCGCCAGCGCAGAAGACCTGATCTGATGGGCGACGTTGGTCACAACCTCGTCGCAGGTGACGAACTGAACCTGCTCTTTGAACGCATTGAGCGTCTAGAGGAAGAGAAGAAGGGCATCGCCGAGGACATCAAAGACGTATTCGCCGAGGGCAAGTCTCGCGGGTATGACGTCAAGATCATGCGGCAAGTCCTTCGCCTGCGGGCTATGGACGGAAAAGACCGGCAGGAAGAACGCTACCTTGTCGATGCTTATGCGTCAGCTATTGGCCTCGACCTAATTTAACGCTATAGGGTGGGTGCGTTGGCTTTGTGCTTTTAGTCAACGCACCCTCTTTTCTGGCGGACCGCGCCACGCATCGGGATTTCCCTCCCCGTTGTTGGTAACTAGCGCGGCGCGGTCCACCAGAATGGAGGGACAACATTATGGTTAAAGCAATCGAAACACGTTACAAAGGATATAACTTCCGCAGCCGTCTTGAGGCTCGCTGGGCGGTCTTCTTCGACCATCTCGGTCTCCGCTGGCAGTTTGAGCCTGAAGGGTTCGACCTAAGCGCCTACGGCCTCGGTTATTATCTCCCAGACTTCTTCCTGCCGGACCAAAACTACTGGATTGAGGTAAAGCCGGACAACTTCGACCACCGCGACCAAGACACATACCGGAAGCTGGCCTACGTTGGTGCGGCCACCGAAGCGCGGGGCTTGCTTGTCGCCGGAGAGCCGTACCACAATGTGGTGATGGGCAATTTTGAAGCATATATGGCCTCCGGAAGCGCTTGCGACCAGTGGTGGACGGTAGACACGTATCCCCGCGAAGCGGGAGACGAAATGAACCGTGCGGGCCAGATGGACGGCCCATACCTGTTCTGCGTGTGCCCGCTGTGCGACAAGATTGGCATTGAGTTTGACGGGCGCAGTGAGCGCATTTGCGGAGAAACGTGTAAACCCAAGCGCACGCGAGAAAAAGCGGATGCCTTGGGTTTCTGGGGCAGCCTGTATCACGGCGATAAAGCCTACAGCGGCAACCACCCCAAGATTGTTGCCGCCGCCGAAGCGGCGCGCAGCGCACGGTTTGAGCACGGCCAGTCGGGTGCTTCGTGACCGTACTTTACCTAGATCTCGAAACGTACAGCGAAGTGCCCATCACGCATGGCACGCACCGCTACGCCGAAGAGGCGGAGATACTGCTAATCGCATTGGCCGTGGACGATGCGCCTGTGGACGTCTGGGACTGCGCCCAAGTGCCTTTCCACCCGCGTGAGCGGTTGCAGTCGCTGGTCGACGCAGCCGACACCGTTGTCATCCACAACAGCCACTTTGACCGCACCGTGTTGCGCCACTGCGGCGTGAACATACCCGTTGAGAAGATCCGCGACACGATGGTGCAGGCACTCGCCCACAGCCTCCCCGGCTCGTTGGGTACGCTGTGTGACGTGTTGGGCGTGCCTACCGATAAAGCTAAAGACAAGGCGGGCAAGAAGCTGATACACTTGTTCACGAAGCCACGACCAAAGAACATGAAGTTGAGGAGAGCGGATAGTGTCAGTCACCCCACCGAATGGAACGAGTTCATCGAATATGCCCGCCTCGATGTGGACGCGATGCGAGACGTATATGGACGTCTGCCGAATTGGAACAATAGTCGGAGTGAGCGGAACCTTTGGCGAATTGACCAAGGAGTTAATGACCGTGGCATCGCCATCGACCTTGAACTCGCCCACGCAGCCCTTCGAGCTTTTCGAAGAACTTCAGGAACTCTGGCCACTCGTGCAGCCGATCTGACAGGCGGACACGTAACGAGGCTGACGCAGGGCGCGCGCTTCTTGCAGTATCTAAAAGAATACCACGACTTTGAGCCGGAGAACCTGACCAAGTCAACGGTCGCGGATTTGCTTCGCGGCGACAGCCTGACACCCTTCGTGCGCGAGCTGCTGGAGATACGGCAACAGGCTGCGGCCACATCGCCCGCCAAATACAAGGTGCTGCTCGACGCCACGTCGTCCGACGGTCGCTTGCGCGGCACACTTCAGTTCTGCGGCGCATCGCGCACAGGCCGTGACGCGGGGCGGATATTCCAGCCGCAGAACCTGCCGCGCCCCGCGATGGAGGCCGACGTGATTGAGACAGGCATCTCCGCCATGAAGCTGGACTGCGAAGATCTGCTGTTCGACAACGTGACCGACCTGTGCTCGTCCGCCGTGCGCGGCTGTCTGGTGGCCCCTGCGGGCCGCAAGCTGGTCATCGCCGACTTGTCTAACATCGAAGGCCGCGTGCTTGCGTGGCTGGCCGGTGAGGACTGGAAGATTAAGGCCTTCTACGACTTCGACCGTGGTGTCGGGCATGACCTGTACGTCGTGGCCTACGCGAAGGGCTTCAACGTAGACCCCGAAATCGTCGTCCAGAACAAGAAGAGCGGCGACGGCTCCATGCGCCAGTACGGCAAGACCATGGAGTTGGCGTGCGGCTATCAGGGCGGCGTTGGAGCGTTCCGCACGATGGGCGGCCCTGCGGTTGCGGCCATGACGGACGAGGAAATCCAGCCGCTGGTGACTGCGTGGCGCAACTCGCACGCCAATGTGGTCAAACTTTGGTACGGCGTTGAGGCGGCGGCCAAGGCGGTGATACGCAAACCCGAAGACGTGACGTTTTACGACAAGCTCCAGTTCGACATGAAGGACGACTGGCTGCGCATCAAGCTGCCCAGCGGACGCTACCTGTCGTACCGCAACGCCAAGATCGAAGATGGGCGCATCACGTTCGAGGGGATGAACCAGTATACCCGCAAGTGGGAGCGCCTTGAGACCTATGGCGGCAAGCTGGTGGAGAATATCACGCAGGCTGTAGCCCGCGACGTCTTCATGACTGGCATGGTCGGCGCGGAGGAGCACGGCTACGAGGTCTGCATCCGCGTGCATGACGAACTGATCACCGAGACGCCGGACACGCCCGAATACACCGTGGCCGAGTTGGCTTCAATCATGGCGACCAACCCGTCGTGGGCCGTCGGCCTGCCGCTGGCTGCGGCTGGGTTTGAGACCCACAGATATAAGAAGGACTGAGGCATGTTCACGCAACTGAACCCGTCAATCCCGATGGACACGCCCAAGGGGGCGGGTCTGGCGCTGGCCGTCATTGACTACGGCCTTGAGCACAGCCTGCTCTGGGTCGTTGCGCTGGACGCTACTGGGGAGATTTGGTGCGTGCCGAATGCCGACGTGCGTGCGGAGAAGAACTGGTCGGCGGGACGGCTGGTCGAATGACGCCCGCAGGACGCCTACAGGATCACCTGAAGCACGTTGTGCAGAAAAGTGGGGGTCAATACCGCAAGGTGCGCTGGGAGGGCCGTAACGGCTGCCCAGACTGCTTTATCTGGTGGACGTGGCCCCGTGCCGCCTTTGTCGAGATCAAGGCCTTCGGTGACCGCGTCAGCAAGGTGCAGGATCGAGAGATCGAGCGCATGCGGCGCTACGGCTTGCCGGTGTACGTTGCACGGACAAATGAAGAAATCGACGAGATTGTAGAAAAAGTGAAAAAGGGGGTTGCAACCACTTAGTTGATGTGCCAATAAGGCGTACCAACAACGGAGACACACCATGTCGTACATCGAAAACGAAGCCCGCTACGAAGCCGCTATTAGGGCGCGCATCAAGATAAACCGCGCCAAGACAGGCCGCGCCAAGTGGTTTGCCGCGCATGAAGACGCGCAGACCCTGCACGACTGGTTGTTCAACGAGGGCGAGTTTGGCGTTCAGAACTGGGCGCTGGACCCGCTTTGCCGCATGGAAGACGGCTACCCTGAGCACCGCTTTGAGGTGGACGGGCGCGACTATCGCTGCAAGTGCAAGCGTATTGCCCACCCCCTGTCGTTCTATGCTCGCGGCGAGTTCTTCAGCAACATGCGCGATGCCATCGAAAACTGGGGCGGATTGACTGACGGTCAGCACGCCGCCGTCGCTAAGGCGTTCGCCAACGCGAAGGACAAGCTGGCCGGTCGCGAGGTTGCTCGCGCTGAAGCCAATGCCGCCGACGCCAACACCAATCACGTCGGCACGGTCGGCGAGCGTCGCGACTTCGACCTGACCGCCGAGCGCACGCATAGCTTCGACAGCCAGTTCGGCACGGTCTACATCACAATCTTCCGCGACGCTGACAACAACGTCATTGTCTACAAGGGCAGCATCGCATTTGAGCGCGGCGAGAAGGTGCGCGGCAAGGCCACCATCAAGGCGCATGACTTGCGCGAAGGCGTGCCGCAGACCATCATAGCGCGACCTAAGTTTGAGGAGGCAGAGTGACACGGACGTTTAAGCCACACGACTATCAGGAGGAGGCCATGCGCTTCCTCTATGACGTGCCGCGCTGTGCGCTGTGGATGCCCATGGGCGGCGGGAAGACCGTCACGACGCTGACGGCGCTGGACAACATGTCCGTCGTGGACGACATCTACCCCGTGCTTGTGCTGGCCCCGCTGCGCGTCGCGAAGACGACGTGGCCGGAGGAAGTCGGCAAGTGGGACCACCTGTCGCACCTGCGCGTCAGCGTCATCACCGGCACGCCGAAGCAGCGCGAGCGTGCGCTGGCCAAGGACGCCGACATCTACACCATGAACTACGACAACATCAAATGGCTCCGCGACCAGTTGGGCGACGCGTGGCCGTTCAAGACAATCGTTGCGGACGAGTTCACGCGCCTGAAGTCCTACAGGCTGCGTCAGGGAGGCTCTAGGGCGCGATTGCTGGGTCAGGTGGCTCACGGTGAGGGAAGCCGCTTTATCGGCCTCACAGGGACGCCAGCGCCGAACGGCGTAAAGGACTTGTGGGGGCAGATATGGTTTCTCGACAAGGGCGAGCGGCTGGGCCGCACGTTCAGCGCATTTGAGCAGCGTTGGTTCCGCAAGGGGTACGACGGCTACAGCCTCGTGCCGTACGAGCACACGCAGCGCGAGATCGAGGAGAAGCTGCGCGACGTATGCCTGACCGTGCGCGCGCTGTCCGTCGAGGAGCCGAACGTGGTTCCGGTGTACGTCGACTTCTATCCGTCCGTGCGCCAACTGTATAAGTCGATGGAGGACAGCCTGTTCGCGCAGCTTGCGGAGAACGAGGTCGAGGCGGCCAACGCGGCCGTGCGGACACAGAAGCTGTTGCAGATCACCAACGGCGCGATGTACGTGGACGACGAGGGTAAGTGGGAGACTATTCACAATGCCAAGCTGGATGCACTGGAGAGCATTATTGAGGAGGCTAACGGCGCGCCCGTGCTGGTGGCCTACAATTTCAAGCACGACCTTCAGCGCCTACAGGCGCGTTTCAAGCACGGTCGGGTGTTGGACGCTAACCCTGATACGGTCAGGGACTGGAACGCCGGACGGGTGCCGCTACTATTCGCTCATCCTGCGTCGGCGGGGCACGGACTTAACCTCGCGGACGGGGGCAACATCCTCGCGTTCTTCGGGGTCAACTGGAACTTAGAAGAGCACATGCAGATCATCGAGCGCATCGGCCCCATGCGTCAGAAGCAGGCGGGGCATGATCGCCCAGTGCTGGTGTATCCGATACTGGCGCGTGACACCGTGGATGAGGTCGTCATGGAGCGCCTGTCCAGCAAGCGCAGCATCCAAGAGGTGCTGTTGGAGGCCATGAAGCGGAGGAAGAAGAAATGAAAGTTATCAAAGACATCAACGAGGAACTTAACGAAATGGTTAAAGTGCCTGAGCCGAAGGCCGCCGAGCTGCTGGGCCGCGCTGCGGCGCACATGCATGACCGATCCGCGACTTACGACGAGCCAGAGGGCGAGCGGTCTATGGGCAAGATTGTGACGGCCTTCAACGCCATCACGGGTCGCGACCTGACCGAGAGCGAGGGCTGGATGTTCATGCAGCAGGTCAAGCTGGTGCGCCTGTTTACGCGCAGCGACTATCACGCCGACAGCGCCGAGGATAATATCGCCTATGCCGCGTTGCTGGCCGAAGCCAAGGGAGACGGACGTTGACACCAGACACCTACATGATCGAAGCCGCGCAAGACAGGGCGTACAATTTAGCTCACGACATCATAGTGGCGGCTACACACGGCGATGAGGCAGGGGCCGAAGCACTGAGCAAAGTCTTTGCTATCGAAATCCAAACCATCCTCAATATGGGTCTTCAATCCCCTGAAGATATTTCATAAGAAGATCGTAGGCTTCTGGTGTCATGTTTTGCGATGGTTTACCTAGTTCAAACGCGCGCAAATCAGACCCCGGAAGAGCGTTAGCGGCGCGACGGCTTTTTGCAAAATCGCTGAACATTGTGGTGAACGGGACTAAAGGCCCGCGCCCTTCATACGTACCCGCCATACGATCTGGGTACGACCTGTGGCCGACGCCACCTTCAAGCGATTTGAGGCTCTCTGGGCCAAATTCGACGAACGAGTAACCAGAAGTCCCTGCGGGGACATCCAAAAGGTTTTCATCGGTTAGTGCGTAACGGGCTGCGGGAACGCTGGGGAACCCTTGTTTAAGGGCGTTGGCGTTGTCGAGCAGCGCTACGAAGGCTTTCCGTTGGCCTTGTGTCATGCCGTGCAGTTGCTGCGCTGCCTCGTCATGCAGCAGCCCTGCGTAACCGGGCAGAATGTCACGGGCCTGTTTGTTGAACACGCTCAGATCGCTTTTGCGGATGGGGCTTGTAGTCGCCATCTGGTGCAGCAGGTCTGTCATGTCGATAGTTTGGTTAAGAGCACCCGGTCCCATCGCCGTGGTAACACCAAAGACCCGCTGTCCTGCGTCCAAACCTTCCGCGATAGCGCGACGGACTGGGCCAAGAGCGCCGAACTCAGAAGCCCACGCGCCTTCGCTTTCAAGAGCTTCTTGGAGCGCAGGGAACATCGCGCCGCCCTGTGTATCTACGTTTGTCGGGTGGTCGTTTACGCGCAGAATGGTGTCGCCAGCACGCTCCCTGTCGCCGTACAACGAAACGATTTTTGCGTTTTCCAGACGGCTCGTATCGAACATACGGTCGCGTGGCAACACAGCGTAAGGTTTGGCAACCACCACCGTTTCTTCAACGGGTGTCGGCGTCTTGTAACTGGAGAAAACCCCAAACTTGCTTGGGTGCTGTGCTTGCGTCTGAGCCTGACCGCGCAGCGGAAGACCGCGCTCACCGGCTTGTGTTGCGATAGGGGAGACGGACGGACGCTCGAACTTTATTTTTGGCGCAGGTTCGGCTGCCTTCTTTTCTGCCGGTTTGGTCTTTTGTTTCGGCTTCTCAACTTTTGCTTTAGACCCACGCTTCTTGGGCGTGACCGCCATACTTGGTGCGTCCATGTTGAACACCCTACGCAGCGGCACTTCAAAGGTGTCGGGAATGTAATCCGCGCCAGCTTCAATACCCTTTTCGATGAGTATGCGTACGGGTGTTTTGGCCACGGCTTACTTCCTTGATTTGTTGACAGCGTATACCGCAGATTTGCCTTTTGAGAAACAGCGATCTGCGGACACGCGACCGCCGATGGCGTAGCCCTCAAAGTACTGCGAAATTGCCCGCCACTCTTCTGGGTCTAGGCGGTCAAGGCCTGTGGGGTCGTAAACGCGGCGCATTGGGACCATGTCGCGGCTTGCAAACGCACGCACCATTTCTGTTGTTTCAGGGATTACGCTTATGACTTCCTCGGCTTGTTGTGGCGTGATGTAACGCCCATCAGGCAGGCGCACGAGGCCCGTGTTTTGCATATCGCCGATGTTTGCCCAGTTCTGGCTCTTCACGAAGTCCTGCACGAAGGGGAGATAGTCGTCCTTTGGTTTGGCGTTCTGCTTGCCTTTGATTTGGACGATCTCATCAGGAAGTGGATTGCTGGCGATCCATTCCCGCTGCTTCAACCCAAGGTTGGTTTGGTAGGTTCTAGTCCAGCGCGGATCATCCATGCTGATACCCATCGGGCCTGTGACTGCGTTAGTTTCAGCCATAGCGTCTGCCGTAATCTCATCAAGTGCGTCTCGCGGGATCTCGCTCAACGCTTTGCGTTCACCACCGGGCCGCGTCTCAATCGTCACGTGCGGTCGGCCCTTGGCGTCACGCAACGAGAAGATGCGAGACTGACCGGAGGCGACATCGTCGCAGTATCCGCCGACGCAGTGGCCCATTGTGTCGCCTTCGTACTTGAGCGCGTCTTGTAAGCTGGGGTGGGCAAGCTGGCTTTCGCCCGTATAGTCGTTGTAGAAGGCTTTACCGTCAGGCATCCAACCTTCTGGAAGCGGTGCGTTATTTCCGGGCGACCGCAACTCCGTCCAACGCAACCCCATAGGGTTGTCGTCGGCGTACTCTTTGAAAATCTGTACGGCAGGGTTGTCCATGTTACTTAGCGCCGCGCGCTCCATCTCTTTGGCGCGGAACTGGTTGATCAGGCCGACGCGTTCGGCTGCCTGCGCCAGACCCATGCGCCCGAGACTTTCGGGGCGCACGGCCAGCTCGCTTGGCAAGCCGCTGCGGGGGTCCATAGCGTTGCGCATTTCATCGAGCAAGTGCGACATGCCCATCTTGTCCTGCAAGGTGTATGTGTCGCCGATGCCGTATAGTTCGTCGGTGACCGGAGCTTTTTTAAGCCACGGCATATTTACCGCGAGGGCCGCGCCGTAATCATATCCCGCCCTCGGGTCTGACCCAGCCGGTGTATACAACTGATCAATACCGAGGGCGCTACCAATCGGCTGTCTGCTGATAACGCTTGACACGGTATCCGACCACTCGTCCGGCGACATCTCGATGTGTAAGCCCCCACGCTCGGCCAGAGCGCGCATCGGATCGTCCGGCGTCCCCATTTCATTTTTGATATAGCGCGGTGCTGCGCGAAGGAACCAGTCTTGTAATTGGCTTAGGGGGCCAGAAGCGTCGCGGGCGAGGCGCAGACTGTTGTCTGCGATACGGCGCGCAGCGTTTTCCGGCGAGCGGTTCGGGTTAGCTTGGTCCACGAAACTTTGAGCCTGTGCGCGCGCCTCGTCCTCGCGGTCAAATATCATCGGGGTTTTATCGTTCATCACTATCCATCTGCCGTCGTCGCCCGGCATCTGTACGACTTTTACGCCAAGATCAGACGCTTTCCGCCCCCCGATGTTTTTGTCGACAAACCACTGGCCGCCTTTTGTCTTGACAGCAAAAGGCGGAAGCCCCGGTCCCGGTGCGGGGAGCGCAAGCGGCTTTGGCGGCGCGGGGAGCGCCTTTGGCGTTACCGCCATACTTGCCTTCGGTTTACGCGCCTTTGGCTTCGGCACGTCAATGCTAAAAGCCTTACGCAATGGCGTCTCGATGACGTCAGGAATGTAATCCGCGCCAGCTTCGATGCCCTTTTCTATCAGTCGGCGAACCGGTGTTTTGGCCACGGCTTACTTCCTTAGTATTTCGACATCAAACGCTTCAGCGTCAACGCAGCTTGGTAACCCGGATTGGTGCGTGCGACTTTGCCCGCGACGTACCGACTGCCAGCGCGGCCACCGTGTTCAACACCGGTTGCGGCACCAAATGCAAGCGCATTACCGAGGGCGTCCTTGCGGATGTCACCGGCTATGTTTTCGCGCTCTTTCGCCTTGCCAGCGGTGTACACAATGCCTTGCGCAAAGTCGTCAACGCCGTTTGCGGCGATGCGGGTGAGGACAGGTGCCTTGGATAAAGCGCGGACGCCTGCAAGGCTCGGCATGAGCATCGACCCACCAATCATGCCTGCACCCTCAAGGGCCATAGCCGTGTTCGGGTTGGCTAAGGCATAACGCTCTTGCAACTTGCGGATCTCGTCGCGCTCGGTCTTGTAAGGGCGTCCGCTGAACAAAGAACGCACGAACCCCTCGGCCTCGTCGGCCCCGCCCATCATGACACCTTGGCCAAACGTGCGGGCTGCGTTGCCATAGTCGTAGCCGCGCTTCTTTGTCTCGCCCTTGTTGCCGCCATTCTTGAACGCCTGCACGGTGCCGCCCTTGCGGAACGCCTTCACGCTGCCACCACGATACTTACCGAGTGCCGGATCGCTGCGGTCCAATAGGGGATCGAGGTCAATGTCAGCCGGTTCGCCTGTATCCACATAGAAAAGACGGTCGCCGCGCAGTACCATCTGACGGCCTGTACGCGGATCGGTTACCGTGCCTTCTAACGGCACCGCTTCTGCCGCTTCTGTCGCTGCTGCCGCTGCTGCCTGCGCGGCTGCTGCCTTTTCAGCGGCAGCCCTCTCGGCGGCGGCCCTTTCAGCGCGGGTAGCAACCACGGGGTCGTCTTGCCCTTCCGGCATCAAGACTGGCATAAGCGCAGGTGCCACTAAACGGTCAGGCACATACTTGTACTTGCCGGTCAAGTCCGCGAGGTTTGCGGCGGACTTCATGAGTTCAGGGCGCTCAAAAAATAAGTTTGACAACATTTTCTGACCGGAGCGCGAACCAAACATACCGAGAGCCGCAAGAGGGGCCAGCGTATAACCTGCGCCGTAGACCGCATCCTCACTGAAGTCGCCAAAGCCGTTTTCTGTGTCGTATCCAAGACCGCCGCCGGTTATGCCGCCAAGGCCAGCCGCAGCTAACCCAGTCAGAGCCAGACGACGGGCGCTGCCACTGTCTGGCACATCTGACGGGATGACGTTCTGCGCCAGTCGAGAGAGTGACCGCAACGGCACATCTCCGGGGTACCTCCTGCCGCTTTGGCGCACGGCTTGCGTGAGATTGCCCGGAGAAAATATGCCCGCACCGAGGCCCGTTGGGTCTGTCTCTGCCCTCTCTACGGCGCTTTCCAATATCTTCTTGCCGCGATACATTTTGTCGGCGTCGCGGAGGAGAGGCACGAGGGTTGGGTCTTGCCGCTCTACCATTTCGCGCAAGGCATCGCTGACACCGCCGAGGGTGTCCCTGTAGTCCTGCTCAAAACCCGTCCGCGCCTTTGCACCTTTGTATCCGCTGATTGCGCGTTGGGCTTCTTTATAGTCTTCGCCCGGCACAATAAGAGACCGCCCGATGGGGGTGTCCGTTATGCTGTTCTTAATCGCAACGTCAAAATCTTTTCCAAAAGCCTCCGTCAATTTAGTGCGATTGGCGAGGGCGTTGGCCATCGCCTGCGTGTATTCGGGGTCGCTCAGGTCGAAGGTCTTACCCGCGAGGGCTTTGTCGTAAGCCTGTCCTGATTTCGTTGTTAACGCTTGCACGCCTTCGTCACCGTAGCCGACTGGCGCGCCACCAACTTCACGGAACGCGGCTCGGTTAAGGTCAAGAATGCTCTCGGCACGTCGTGCGTTAATTATGTCCCCAATTCCGGGGATGGAGGTGGCCGTGTCTTCGATTGCCTTTGGAAAGCCGCCGTATTGTTGACCAATAGTGAGGTCTTCTATGCCGTAGTCATCCATCAGCTTTTGAGCTACGGGCGACCGGTTTGATCCACCCAAGATGAAATTGCCAGCGCCGCCAAAGCCCCGCCCAAGAAGGTTGCCCCCAGCGGCGGATACCGCGCCTGTGCCAGCGTCGCCCTCAACCGCACCACCGTAGGTTATGCCCTGAATGACGTCACCCGTCATGTCGCCCGCAAAGTCGCGTGCGTAATCGGCAACCTTGCCGCCGCCCTCAACATACTTTTGCAGTTCAGGTGCCTGACTGAGCAGCTTAGACAAGCCAAAGTTGCCCACGTTCCGCAAAGCCGCGTTGCCGCCGATAGCGCCGACGACGTCGCCAAGCATGGCCATCTTGGGGTTCATCTCGCGGAGAGCCGCCATCTCAGGGAGCGCGGCGTCGAGGAAGTTCATACCCAAGCCAGAGACGCCCGTTGCAACTGCGGTGCCAAATGGGTTCATCACAGCCGTGCCTGCGGCACGCTCTATCATATTGCGCTTATCTTCCCCCGTTACCGGAGGTATCGCGACATTCACGGGCTGTTTAGGGTCGTTGTACTGCTTGAGGAACTCAACCGTGCCGGGGTCATCCTCGTACGGCTTGTCCCGACCGAAGCCGTACTTTGCGTCGAGAGCGCGACGGAAGTTAGAGTAAGCCTTCAAGCCTACGGAGCCGCGAGGGTTTTCGGCAAACCACTCGTTCATCTCCTGCTGCATCTCTGGCGGGATGGGCATGCTTGTTTTATCCCCACCAAACGAGGCCGCTTCCGCTTGAATGGGTTGAGCGAACGCGGCGTTGTCTGGAAGTGCGGTAGAGGCGTCAGCCTGTGTTGCGGCGTCAGCCTGCGTCGCGGCGTCTGCCTGCGTTGCTGGTGCCTCAGCGGGCATACCTATGGCGGCGCGGTCTTCTTCGGGCAATGCGAAGAATTGCTGCATAACCACATCTTTTGGCTGTTCCCACTGGATCGGGGGCAGCCCCATCTGCGCCACACGTGCGTCGATACGCCCGATAAGGTTGTACAACTTACCGAGAAATTCGTAGTCGTTGTCCCACGTGCTGGGCTGGTTTGCTTTTACAAAACGCCTAGCATCTGCGTCGGTTTCAGTACCAGTGCCCGGCACCCTGAAGAGGGAGAGACCGAGGCCCGAAAGACCGTCAGACTTTGTGTTTATGGCCTTCTTCTTCGACGACGGAAAGTACTCCAGCGTGGACTTGATAAGACCCTGCCCAGACAACTCGTTGTTAAAATTCCGCATCAAAAAGTTGATAGAATTTCGAGCGGCGGTTATGTTGGAGAGTAGAACTTGTTCTTCTTTCCGTTCGGCCAAAGTCTTTCGCGGACCTTCTTTCGCCAGCCGCATCGCCTCTTTGTTATCGAGTTCCAGTTTAATAACGTCTTGGCGCAACTTTTCCACTTCAAGCGGCGTGAGCGCGCGTGTGCGGTCCGCTGTGGCCTCTGACGACGCGGCAGATCCGGCGCTTTGCCTAACATCAGCAGCAGCCGCTGCGGGAGCCACATCGGCTTCAGCTTCAGTGATGAGGGCTTTTCCAGTCGCTTCACGCTGCTTCGGTGAAAGACCGGGGCGTTCCCAAGGTGCACGTTCCGCCATTACTTGACTACCTTCCAGTTGTTTTTGTCGTATTGGTCACCGCCAATAAAAATATATTGCCGCCCCTCAAAAACCTTAGTCGTTCCGGCTGGAGGCGGAGGAGGTTCTATGATTGCGCCAGTATACGGGTGGCGCAACGTGTCACCAACAGCGACACCTCTGACTGGCTTGTTAGCCGCTGCGTCAATCCGCGCCATAGCAGTCGCCGTTGTCAAGCCCTGCTTGGCGAGGGCCACCTGCTGGGCAAGACGGTTTGTCTGCAACTGCTCAAGCGCCTCTTGACGGCTGATCTCGCCCTGACGCTGGGCCTTCTGCTGCGCTGCCAAGACGGGTGTAATATTCTCCAAGATGCCGCCAAAGCCACGGCGCGTCGTCGGCGCGGCTAATGCCGCCGACAACTGGAACATACGCTCGCTGAACGAGGGGGCGTAGCGTTTCTCCGCAATCGCCCGCTCCAACGCATTGTAGCGGGCCGTTTGCTCCGCCGCGAGCTTGTTGTACGCAGTCATGGCCGACTGGACATTGGGGTCTTTGTACACAGACAGGCCGCCAGCCGTCGCATCAGCGGCATTTGCCTCTGAAGGTAGAGCGCCCATCGTGTCTTCGTCCAATTCTTCGTCCATCGTATCTTCCTCCGCGTCGGATGCCGCTGGCAGCATGCCTAATTCTTCTCGCATTTTGCGAAGGTGGTCTATCTGCCACTGCGCGAAGGGCGGATTTTCCACGATCACTTACCCTTCAAGGCACCAACAACGCCCGCCGCAGCGGTTAGCGCGCTACCGATGTCCTTTGCAGTCGATGAGTACTGCGGTTGGACGCCCGACGGCGATATACCATATTCTGTCGTTGCGCTCGGAACGCCGGAGGCGACACCCTTGAAGGTGTTTATCATGTTGTTGATTTGCTCTTGCGGGTAGCCTTGCTGACGCAGGAAGTCGCCGTAGGCAATATCGAGGTTCTTCTGGCCCTGTTGCTGTTGCAATGCGCCGACGTTGCCCAGCGCACCCGCGCCAGCGAGGCCAAGTTCTTGCGCCTTTGCGCCGAGGCCCGACAGAGCGCCGGAGGCGGCGAGCTGCTGTTCCTGCTGCGTCTGCGCCAAGCCACCAGCCGTGTTTGCGAGGGTGCCGAAGCGCGACAGGTCGGTGCCCGCAAGCCCTGCGGCCTCGGTGTAGCCAGACTGAAGAGCCTTCGCCTGTTGGGCGAGGATGTCGGCGCTGACGTCGCGAACGGCGCGTGATGTGTCGGTCATCATGCCCGAAGGCGTGCCGCCCAAACCACCACGGCCACCGAAGCCGAGCTGACCGGCCTTAATGTAACGGCCCTCGATCTCAGGCATGATGTTTTCGGTGAGGTTGCGTGTGCCCAACTCGGCGATGCGATTGGTGACGGCCTCATTGTACGGGTTCATGTACTGGCCGATGTTCGACACGGATGTCTGGCCCGCCTGCGTCAAGAACGGCTGCGCGGTGTTAAGAGCGCCCGGTGCGTTTGCGGCGCTCTGCGCAACGTCTGTGGCCTGTCCGAGGAGAGGCTGATACGCGGTGGCCGCAGTGCCAGTCATGCCGAAGGCTTGCTGCTGCGTTGGCGTGAAGCCCGCGATACGCGGCATAGGCGCGGTTTCGTACGGACGGCTGGCTATAGCCTGCTGACCCGACAGGATGTCCATCGCATAGTTGGTGTACCACTCAGGCATCACCGTCTGCTTGGTCATGTCCGTGAGGGCGGAACCTTGAGGGATCGCGGCCCCTTCGGCCATGAACGAGGACACGTTGCGGCCACCCCTTGGCGCGTCGCCATACATGGGGCTATCTTCCATTACAGGTATTGAAGCCATTAAATGCGTCCTCCAGACAGATATGCTTCGGGCTTCTTGGCATTAGCACTAAAACGGCCCTTTGCCAACTTCTGACCCTTGTGTTTACGAACTTTCACGCGAAGTTCATCTAATTTCTTTGCGCCAGCCTTGCTCGACCCGTCACCCAGCAGAGCGACAGTCTCAGCGTCGATGACATATTCACCGTCGGACAACACCGCAGGGATGTCGTCACTGCGTCCAGTGCCGGGGCCGTTGACGGCAAATTCCGTGCGCTGCGACGGGCCTCCGCGCTTCGCAGCGAATGCGCCGCCTTCGGCAAAACGCATGTTGTCAGGCACGTACATTGACGGGCCAGCGGGGTTGTTCGGTACGGGCGTGGTGACAGGCGCGGGGTTGGATCGCGCCGCATAGTCGTAGAAGTTAAGTTCAGGCCGCTGGCCGTATGTCAGCCAGTCTACGTCGCCCATCGGACGCACGGTGCGGTTCACGCCGACCGAGCCGAGGCCGCCTGCGGTTGGCAGCTTGGCCGAGAATATCGGGTTCAAGCGGCCAGTGCCGCCACCGCCGTATGTGCCGGTTTGGCCTTGGCCTCCGCCAGCAGCACCGCCGACTAAGCCGGAGAGAAGACCCGCGATGCGCAGGTACTCTTCAAGGCCGAGCTTCCTATCCTTTTTACCTTCTTTTTCAGCTTCAGACAGCTTATCCACTTCAGAAAGCACTTCAGGCTCAAGCCTAAAGCCATCGCCAGCGGCAGGTACTGCGGTCGTAGGCTGTTCTACTTTAGGTGCTGTTGCGACGATTTCTTTGGTTACCTGATCGACGCCATCTACGACTGGGTTCTGTGCTACAGTAAGACCGCCGGTAGGCTGTTCAATTTTAGAGCCTTCAGAGATAATAGGGTTCTTCTCAAATTCAGCTATTCCGGCGAGTACGTCAGGCGATAGAGTAAGACCGCCGGTAGGCTGTTCAATTTTAGAGCCTTCAGAGATAATAGGGTTCTTCTCAAATTCAGCTATTCCGGCGAGTACGTCAGGCGATAGAGTAAAACCGCCGGAAACGGGAGTAGTCCTCGTAGTGGCGTCTACAACAACCTCGTTGGGGTCAGCGGTGTCGGTCAGTCGGTCGAACGCGGATACATCTTCTCCGGGCGCGCCGAACTGGTTGCCTCCAAGGTTAACAGCCGACAAACCGCCGAGCCTGCTGCCGGTGACGGAGAGACCGTCATACGGGGTTTCAGGCCCCGTTGTTTCAGGCAGCTTCAGTTTCGAGGGGCTTGAGCCACCAAGAGTGTAGCCTATGCTTGGCGTACCTAAAGTAGACGCAGTCACCTGTAGACCGCCGTCGGCGGTCATACCACTCGAACCGGACGTACCCTTGGTGCCGTTAAGGTTTATCGGTTTAATACCTAGCTCGTTGGCTATGGTGGGCGCTACGTAACTAAGCGCGCCAGAAGCCACACCGCTGAGAAGAGAACTCTTTAGGTCTTGCCCAGTAACCAAGCCGCCTGCGGTTGAGCCGATGCCCGTACCTACAGCAGTGGCGAGTTTTGGAGCTAAAGCGGTGCCGAATTTACCCCCAGCTTCCAGTGCAGGGCCGAGTACTTGACCGCCCGCAGCGCTCAGGCCACCCATAGCTACGCCTTTAAGGATATCGTCACCCCTAAGCGCCGCACCTGCGCCGCCAAGACCAGCCCCAGCGGCGATGGTGCCAAGGACGTTCAAGCCCGGTATGAACATCGTCGCCAATGGCAACGCCGTCCCGACCGCACCAGCAATCTTGCCCAGCGTGCTCTTGTTCTTCTTCTCGTACGCGACGGTCGAATAGTTGCCCGTCGGGTCTGCGGTTTGGATGCTGTAGTTCGCCTTGCGGCCAAACTGGTTCGTCAGGCCTTGACCCAACTCAGTTGCCTTGCGCGCGGCGTCAAAGCCTGTCCCTTCGAACACGATCTGGTTGGTGCGATGGTCAACGAGGCGCACGGGCTGGTCAGCCCGCACCGCGAACGTGTTGCCGCCCGTCTGCGAGGTGGCGTTGCCTTTGTTAGACTTCGGCGCGCCGATATATTGTATGTTTGGATCGGCTTGGTATATGCCACCCATTGGGCCGCCACCGAAGTTCGAGCCGAAGTTCATCCCATACAGGCTGTCGAGGCCGCTCAGATCCAAACCGCTAAAGTCAAACGTACTCGGATCGAACGGCACTTCGGCAGGCGCAACCTCTTGCGTCACCGGCTCAACCGCCGCTTGCTGGTACGTGTCCATTACCGGCGCGGCAGCCGCCATAGGGTCACCGTACATCATCGGCTGCGCGTACTGATCCATGGGCGGGAGCATCATCTCGCCGCCGAACATGTTGTATTCGTCGCCGAACATCGGCTCGTTCCTGTACATCATGCGCTCGTCATCCATTACACGTCCGCCTATAGCGTAGCGCGGCACGGACGTTTGCAGATGATTACTGAAGCCGGGGATGTAGTTCATGAGCTTTTACCTTCGAGCATCGGATATACACGCATTCCCCACTCACGCCAATCCGAGAACTGGTATGGGTCGGGAATAATTTGTTGCGTAAATGGCGAGGCACGCAACAGCCCTATAGCCCAACCCTGCCACTCGGCCTCTTCGGGCGGTGACCCGAACGACCACGCGTCGTTGACGGACAATATAACCGAGGAGGCCCAGTCTTGCCAAGTCATGCCGCGTGGGTCGATCATCCCAGTGTCGTCCCGTCGCCGGGCTGGACGTGCGCGAGTACGAGACCCATTTGATAGTTGCCGCCGAGGGTGTTGCTCTCGAAGCGGAAGCGCAGCTCACGTCGCTGTGTCTTGAGGAAGACGACCTGCTCCTGCGGCGTCTGTGGGTTCTCGACGAACGTCATGATTACGCCGTTGACTTCAGGTGCGCGGGCGTTGGCTCGGCCCATGACCTGAACAGTCATGTCGCCGCTCTGCACGAAGTCTGGCTCAATCATTAAGGCCTGAAGCGACCTGTTAGTCTGCGTCGTGACAGGCAGCGACAAGTCAGCCGTCTCGAAGAAGGACTGTATCGGATTGAGCGTCAGGCCGTCGACCTCGTCCGTGCCGACCTCGTGAACCCAGAACTTATACGGATTATCGAACGTCAAATTGAACGTGGCGGCGCTACCTGCTCCGCCAGTCACACTGACAGGGTTTGTCGGGATTTCGGTGTATTGGCCCGCGTTGCTGATGGTGACGCCTGTGATGACACCACCGCCGCCGACAGTCGAAACCGTAAGCTCAGTATCAATTTGGCCTATGCCGCCCACGACAGTGAGCGTATTGCCAACCGCGTAGCCTGTGCCTCCCGCAACCACCGCAGCCGAAACCGCCTCGGCCTCTTGCGGCTCAACGCCAGACAGGAGCGGCTTGCTGAACACGGCAGGGAATAGGCCTGCACCGCGTCCGCCGTTGGGCAGTGTGGTGTCGTACCATGTATTCTCCCGCACGTTGTAGATGATGGCGTGGTTCGGCTCGATGCTGTCGCCGAACGGGAAGCACCACCAAATCTCGCCAAAGCGCGGAACCTTGTAGGCGAACACCTTCTGACGCTGCGCATAGTTCAGGTTGTCGAAGAAGAAGTTGATGTTCAGGTTGTTCTCGACCTCACGGACAACGCCGTTGAACGTCAGGAAGCGGTCGGTGCCAATCCAGTAGAAGATGCCGTCGTACTCGATGACGCTGTTGGCTGCCAAGATTGACGACTGCGTGCTGATGGTGTCGAACTGAAACACCGCCGTGCCGCCGACATACGTGCCGCGAATGAGGCTGTCCGCCGACCAGAACAGGCCTGACGGGCTGTTGCCGGGGCCGCCGCGCAGTGGCATGCCTTTGACGATCTTTTGGCCTGTGATGTAGGCGTTGCCCGCGCCAGAGCCGGTAAAGTCTGCGGGGTCGTTTGGCACGGACCACGCCACGTAGCCGTCGTTGCCGAAGGCGAACGTGTACGGCGGCAGCGAGACAACACCGCCAGTGACGCTGAAGTTGGCGGGCACCGTGGTGACTTCCGTCAAGGTCGACGTGCCGAGTAGGTCGCCAACGAAGAGCGCGCCGCCGTCACTGTTGCAGATGCAGCCGAGGTTCGGCGCGACTTGCGCGACAATCTGGTTGCCGTTCGTCGTGTCATACGCCGTGGCGAACTGCCACATATTGCCGTCGTCTGCGGTGAAGCCCGACGAGGGTGTGCGGTCAGTTATAACACTCGTGTTATATGTGGCGTCGATGAAGAAACGCTCAAGGCGGTCAGCCGATCCGGCGTGGACATATGTCAGCAAGTCCTGCGTGTACTCATGCAGCGCACGCGGCAGGCCGCGCAGGAACTTGTTGATTGAGCGATAGCCGCCAATCTTACGCGGCAGCCCACGCTGGAAGCGCACCCACTGTCCGTCAACATACTGGTCGCCCTCAAAGCGTGTGCCGTCCCGCTTGATGCCGGGCAGCGACTTTATCTGTACGATTTGTTCGGCCATTATAGAGCGTCCGCGTTGAGGTCTACCGTCCACGTATCAAGTACCGTACCAGTGCCAGTGCGACGAACTTGCAAGGTTAGTTGGCCGTAGGCAGAGTTTCCTGACCCAGAGACAGCTACATACCAAAACGGGTTACCAGTCGTCGCTATCCAAGTGTTAAGCGTGCCAGTAACAGAGCCAGCCGATACACTAGCGTAAACTTCGTAGTTTCCGCCTTGGCTAGTTGGCGTGCACCACTGTTCTACAAACGTATACCCGCCCCCGTTAAGCGCCTCATATACCTTACCAATGCTGCCACCAGCACCGAAAATTGCATACGCTGCCTCGGAATATCCACCAGCGGCGGCGAAGACAGAATAGTCGCTAAAAGTAATAAGGACGTTGCTCGTGCCGTAAAAGTTCTGGATGCTGATTGTGCCAGATGAAGGCACGGCACCATAGGTGCCGGTTGTCCCAGCCGGAACGTAAGCGCCGCCAGCGTAATACTCGCTCAACGAGATGGGGTTCGATCCGCCAAACTCAGTCTGGATGTCAGCAAGGGTAAGAGGGCCGCTGGATGGTAGGGTCATTAGATGCTCCCAAAGGCTGTGACGTCACCTTCGGCGATGATGTTTCCGGTGCTGTCAATCCGCACGATGGTGGCCGCGCCGTACTTAACGTACAGATAGCCTCCGCTCTCCACGATGGAGAAGTTGGTCGTGACGAGATTGGCTGCGTTTGTTGCATTCGTCGCGTTGGTAGCATTCGTCGCATTGGTAGCGTTCGTGGCGCTGGTAGCTGTTGTAGCCGACGTTGCTGATGTGGCAGTCGCCGCGTTGCCGCTGATGCTTATGTTCCAAGTGCCCGACGCGCCGGAACCAGTAGCCGACGGAACGCTAAGGTTAGATCGAGCAGTTGCCGCATCGGTTGCGCCTGTACCGCCGTTGGCAACGGCGAGTGTGCCGCCGAGCGTCAGCGTTCCCGACGTCGTGATTGCGCCACCGGTCAGGGTGAGGCCCGTTGTGCCCCCTGAGCCAGAGACCGAAGTGACGGTGCCAGTATTACTCGTAAAGCCTGACGGGTTGCTCGCGGGGTAAGCGCCGAGAGACGACAATGCCGCCGCTGCGGATGTCGCGCCTGTACCGCCGTTGGCGACAGGCAGAGTGCCGCTGACTTGCGTTGTGAGGCTGACGCCAGACAGCGTGCCACCGAGGGTGAGCGAGCCAGACGATGTGACCGTGCCGGTGAGCGTGATGCCGTTTACCGAGCCTGTACCACTGACAGAGGTGACAGTGCCGTTGCCCGTCCCCGCGCCGAGGTTGGCGCGCGCCGTTGCGGCGTCAGTCGCGCCGGTGCCGCCTTGTCCGATGGACAGAGCGGTGGTGAGACCAACCAACGATGTGATGTCGGAGTTTGCGCCAGAGCCAGCCGCACCGAGGTTAAGCCTCGCGCCGGAGGCACTAGTCGCGCCGGTGCCTCCGGACGCTATCGCGAGCGTTCCGCCGAGTGTCAGCGTGCCCGAAGTTGTGATTGGTGAGCCGGTGAAGGAGAGACCTGTCGTGCCTCCCGACGCGGCGACCGACGTAACCGAACCACCGCCAGCGGTAGACGCGATGGTGATGCCGCCCGCGCTGTTCGTGATGGTAATGCCCGATCCCGCCGTCAGGGTCGCCTTCGTGAGCGTGTTGCCTGTGCTGTTGCCGATGAGCAACTGCCCATCGGTATATGTCGTTTGGCCTGTGCCGCCGTTAGCGACAGGAAGCGCAGTGCCCGACAGGGACACGGCCAGCGTGCCTGACGTCGTGATTGGAGAGCCGGTCACGGACAGGAACGAAGGGACGGTCAGCGCGACGCTCGTCACCGAGCCTGAACCCGTGCCGACGCCCACGCCGTTAATGAAGAGGCCCGTCGCGTTGATTGTGCCCGTACCCTGTGCGCCACCTGTCGGTGCGCCGACCTGCACACCGCCAGAGGCAGTCAGCGCAGTGATGTCCGCGTTGCTGCCCGACTGGGCCGCGCTGAGGTTAGAGCGTGCGCCTGCGGCTGTCGTGGAGCCTGTGCCGCCCTGAGCAACACTCAAAGCTGTTGTGAGACCCGACAGCGAGGTGATGTCGCTGTTCGCGCCAGAGGCAGCCGCCGCGATGGCGGAGCGGGCAGCAGCCGTTGTGGATGCGGTGAAGACGGCGGTGCCGATGCCCGTGCCGCCGAGGTTGGTCAGGGCCGACGGTGCGTTACTCGCGCCTGTGCCGCCCTGCGACACCGAGAGGACGCCCGCAAACGGGGACGATGTGGTCGCGGAGATGATTTCCGTGCCGTCGCAATACAGGATAGCAGTCTCGCCCTGTGCGACCAGAGTGGCCGTGCCACTGGCCGTTTTTACGCCGAGCGTAAACGCGCCAGTCGTGGCGTTGTTCACCCAGTATTGCTGCACCGTTGCGGGCACAACGATGTTGGCGTTAGACGCCAGTGTGCCTGTGAACTTGTACGCGATGCGGTTCAGCTCGGAACCAGCGAGCGTGTACGTGCCACCAGTGACGGCGATACTCGTATAGTCGAAAGCGAAGACCGCCTGCTGGCCGAGGCCGATGGTGTACCACTGCACGCCGTCGCTTACGATCACGGCGCTGTCGCCCGGCTGCAAGCGCAGCGTGGACGCGGCGTTGATAAGCTCGGTGCCAGACGGATCGACAGTCAAGTCGCCCTGTCCGCCGTTGCGGACTTGCACGAACCAGCCATCGCCAGCGGCAACGGCAGTCGGCAAGTTCAACGTGCCGAGACCGCCGCCCCAGACAAAGACCCTTGCGCGGTCAGGCGCGGTCAGGGTGTAGGGCGTGATGGAGAAGTCGATGACCTCGTAATTCTGCGCGAGTTCCGAGCCGTCTGCGACCAAACCAGCGCCAGCCAGTGCTGCGGCTTGAGCCTGTGCGGTAGCCGCGCCGTAACGGAACGTGCGCCAGACACCACCGACAGTGGTGTTGCTGATGAGATACGCCTGCCACTGCTCGCCCGCGCCGATGCTCAGGATTGCGTTACCGGCGGCGTTATCGACCGTGATTGTGTCGGGGCCGAGGTTGTTGAACAGGATTGTCTGGCCGAGGCCGACAGACATCGCGTCGGGTAGTGCTATCGTGTACGGGCCAGTTGGCGTGATGTCGATGATGCGTGCGACGACATTATTGCCGGTGGTGGCCTCAAGCGGCCACTCAAGGACGATGTCGGTGGTCAGCGCGAGGGCGAGATACGATACGTCTGAGGGGTAAATCGTCGTACCGCCGAAGACTTGAGTGAATGACGTGGACATTATTACGCCTCCTTGCGCACGGCGGATCGGTCTAAGATTTTGGCGAGGTCTTCGCCGTTCAACATTGCCGCCGCGCGATCATACATGCTCTGCCAAACTGGGATGCGTTCGTCGTTCTTGAGGAACGGCGTTGCCTCAACCAGCGTGCCATAAAGCAAGAGCTGCGGGGCGTATTCTGTAATCCAGTTCGTCTGCACGCTCTCGTCGAGCAATGGTGGCAGTTCGTAATACAGGATTTCGAATGGATATTCTGCGTCCGGTGTCGGCGCAAGCAGCCAGTGGCTGTAGTCATAGTCGCTGTAGAACAGAGGCGTGTCCGTCTCCAGTGCGTTCGGCCAGTATGAGCGCAGATACTCGTACACACGGGCGAACAAGACTTTGCGGTTTTCCAACGTCGCGCCAGTGCCGATGCTCATCGACACCGTATCGCGCCAGCGATCAGGCTTTGGGTAGACAGACTGACCCGCAGAGAGCGTACCAGTCACGACGTTGATGAAGCCTTCAATCTTTAGCTCGCGGGCGATGCGACGCTCGGCGAGGTTGATTAGACGAGGGATTTGCTCAAAGACAATCGGGTCGGACGCAAGCGTGTTGCCGCGCTCAAGGTAGCGCTGCACGTCTTGTTTCAACGTTGTGAATGTCATCGCAGTGGCCATAACGTGCCCCTATAACAGATTTAACGCATAATAACAGCCTTCGCCGCGACTAGCGCGGCGAATTGTTTACCCGCCAAGGAATTGTGCAAGCAGAGCGAAAAACGCTCCGAGAGCCGCCAGCGCGCCAGCAAACTTAGCTTTGCCGCTAAGGGCGGGCTTCTCTGCGCTCTCCATCGGCATAATCTTGCCCACAGTCTTCTTGAGGATTGCCTTCTCGGCTTCCTTCTGGATGAGTTTCTTCAGATTAAGCATAATCGTTCTCCTTAGAGCCAAGTAGCATATTTCTTGGTTTTCATTTTGCGGTCTTCGAGGCCATGTGTGCCTCCGTTGATCCGCTTAGTCAGTGCGAGGATTGCAGCATCATTGATGCCTTGATCGCAGATACCCCACAGCTTGTTCTTGTCGAAGAACCACAATGCGCTCTCGAAGCAGAGTTCGCCAGCCACAAGGTCTGGGTTCGTCATCACGTCAGGGCGTCCGATGTAGTCGGCAAACGCCTGATAATTGGCTCTTCCGGTAAGTTGTAGCGCACCGCGTCCACGAAACTTCCAGCCGTCACCTGACGCCTCATCGCCGTTTGCCATCCGGTTGGCATAGACGCGATTTGCAATCCGCTGTGGCTGGCGCTCGTAGTTTTTCGCCATGCCTTCTGTCGGGAAGTACTTACCGAAGATGCCGCGTAGACCCTTCGCGCCGTAATTCAGATTTTCGCTGAACGCCTTGAAGTTGCCCGACTCATGCGCCGTCTGAGCAAAGAAATGCGCAGCCCGATTAGGTGATAATTTATAGTAAGCCGCAGCCGCCTTAAATGTACCCGGACCGAACGCACCATCTGCCGTTACCCCGATTTTCTGTTGAAGGTTAATCAAGCTCATTTGCCAGCACTCCGCCAATCTGGAAAGTCATTTTCGTCAACTACACCATCGCCGTTTGCGTCGTAACGCAGATCGTTGCGATACTTCTCCCACGGAGCCATGTCGTCGTCGTCATCGTCTTCTTCAGGCTCGTCAATAAAGACTGTGCCTTGAGGGTCGTCATAACGTGGCGCAGGGGCAACCATGTCAGGTGTAAGCGGCAGCGGATCCGGCGCAGGCGCGACAGGGGGCGCAGGCTCCGGCTCAGGGTCGTTGCGGTCTTCAGGTGGTGGCGGGACCAGTTCGCCTTTCATGCCCATCAGCGTGGCGTAGGAGCCAGCCACAGCGCCGACAACCGAAGTCATGACGTAGGAGAGCAAGCCGAACACATCTTTGTTGTCGATGATCTCGTTCGATACGAACAAGCCAACAATCATGGCGATGGTAATTGTGCAGATGACGAACGCCATCGTGCGTGCAGCCATGAGGAGCGCCTTGATGCGGGCGTCCATTAGTTTATCTTCCATGTTCATTCCTTTCCGGCCAGCGGGTTCGCCAGCGTCTTTTGAATACGGGCAGCGGTCTCGGCCTCAAGTTCTTTGATCCGACGCTGTTGTTCCTTGTCTTGCTCACGCAGTTGGTCGATGATGGCCCGCTGCATCGCCATGTTCTGTGCATCACTGTTTCTAACGCTGCTGGACACCGCGTCAACTGTTTGGCGTGTTGCACCCACGCTGCTGGAGATCGAGCCGGTCAGGTAGTTCAGCGCTTCGCTGTTACCCTTGGTCAGACGTTCGACGCTTGTGACGCGCTCATCCAGCACAGAGATGCGCCCCTCGATACCCGATAAGTCAGGCGGCACATAGGCTGCTGTGACTTCCTTCATAGTCAGGAACTGCTGATACACTTGGAAGCCAGCCCACAGACCACCGATGATGGTCGCTATGGCCGAAAAGATAATCGCTATCTTGCCGCTGCTCAGGCCACCAATGTTAAAGCTGAAGCCACCTTCGTCGAACGAAACCTTCGATTCTTCTTTCTCGTCACTCATACTGCTCGTCCACCATCTGTTGCCAACGGGCGTTGTTTGTCTGCATCATGCGATACATTTCAAAGTTTGCGTCCCGCAGCACGCGCCTGCGGTATATATCACGAATTGCGTAAAAGTCAGCCCTATCTTGCAAAGACGCCTGTGTGTATGCCGCGAAGCCGGGCACAGCACCTATTTCAGCAATAGTTTCGGACTGACCCTCGGTCATTTCGTTTTCTGATTTCTCAGATGACGCAGCCGCAGCTACGGGTGCGGCATTGCCCTGACCGCCGACATTGTTCAGTATTTCAAATGTCGTAGACATTGACATGGGGCTGCCAGCAGAGATAGCGGCATCTAATGGCGATGAACCAAAGCTAACGCTAACACCGCTGCTAACCGAAGTACTTGACCCAAAATCGACGCGCATTTGAAATCCGCCAAAATTTTGCGACGCTTGCGAACTGTTCTCGAATATAGATGCTTGGCTGACTTCTGCCATCTCTTCGAAGAATGCGGATTGCTGCCCACTTTCTTCCAGTGCCGTAGCAAGCTGATTGGATACTTCCTGCTCCAACGCGCCTGACAATGCATCTTGTCCACCCAAATCGTTTACTGGGCCTTCTGCTTCCAGCAAAGCCAGTGCTTCTGAT